GCCCCCATTCAGGGTGGCGGTGCGATTGTACCTTCCGGCACTACGATGGAATCGCTCATGCTGCCGCTGTGGTTGAGCCTGATCCGTGGTGACGACCAGCCTGACCTGATCGTCGCGTCTAACGACTACTTCACTTTCTACGAGCAGTCGCAGACCTCGATCAAGCGGTACACCGGCGACGGTACTAGCGCTTCCGGCGGTTTCGTGTCCCTGAAGTACAAAAAGGCCGATGTGATTTTCGACGGTGGCAGCGGCATCCCCAACGCCCATATGTACTTCCTGAATACGGACTATATGGAGCTGGTTGTGCACAAGGATGCGGACATGCAGGTCATGGACGAGATGAAGCCCTACAACCAGGATGCTGCCGTCGTGCCGATTCTGTGGATGGGCCAGCTTGTTTGCTGCAACCGCTCTTTGCAGGGCGTTCTCAAGGCTTAAATGAGCGCCCGGGGCATTATGCACGGATAATGCCCCGGGAACCTCACACCTACTTTCTCAGGAGAAAATCATGTTCAATGCAGTAGACTCTCTTGTCGGCATCCCACAGATTCAGTTCCAAGGTATCGTGGTTGACACGACGCCCCGCATGCAGCCAGGTCAGTTGCTTACCGCGTCTGACAACTATTGGGGCACTGGCGAGTTCATCTACGGCCGCGCCAGCGCCGCGATCCGGGCCTTCGGCCTCTGCGTCGCGACCCCCGTCTTTGATGCTACACTGGGCGCGTACCGCTGGGACTTCTCTGAAGTCCCCAACGCCACTAACCTGGGTCGCATGCTTGCAGTCGCACCGCTGGCACTCACTGCTGGTCAGTACACTTGGTTCCAGGTCACCGGCATCACGCCCGTGAACTGCACGGCTGCGGTATTGGCTGGCACTACCTTTGGCATTGCTGCCGCAGGTCAGGGTGGCGCCAACTCCGCCAGCAAGCAAGTCCTCAATGCTGTTGTTGTGGCCCCTGCTACGACTACGGTTGTGAAGGCCAACTGTGTGGCTGCCTCTGGTTCCACCTTGCTCCAGGCGCCTAACACCGATGGCTGGTTTGTCGGCGCTTACCTGTCTGGTACAGGTATCGCGGCTGGTACGACAATCGTCTCGATCGACGCGACTCAGCGTTTCGTCACTCTGTCGGCTGGCACGACGGCGACTGTGGCTGGCTCTGTCACGGCGACCTACAACAACGGCGCTGTGTTCTACAACGTCGCGCACCTGAACCGCCCGTTCGCCCAGGGCGCGATTACCTAAGGAGCTTTTGTCATGGAACCGCGTGAGATTGCCCTGGCGATTGCCAAGGCCAACCGACACCCTGACCCTGGTAGCTATGCCGATGCAGTTGCCCGCGCGGCGGCTGGCGGTGAGGCATGGCCGGAAGTGATTCCGCCGCCCCCCGCGCCGGAACCTCCCGCGCCGGAACCTCCTCCCCAGTAATCCGCGCTCCCCAGCGTGTTCCTCAGGCCCTCCGGGGCCTGGGGTTTTTTGAGAACACTGCTTAAGCAGGACTCCCTTTCCATTAACCTTTGGGGAACGCAATGCCTCTCGTGCAAGAAGCCAGACCACCTTACGTTCACTTCGAGTACCGGCCTGTTGAGGACCGGGCAGCCAGTGTCGCAGCGGGCCATTACGTCGCAAAAGACGTTGCCTATGCCATCGTCACACCCGCTGGTAGCCGCGATCGTCATGAAAAGATTGCGGAAGAGTGGCTGGATAACATGGCCGACCAGGTTCGCCAAGAGCGTCTACCCGCTGAATGGCTCGCCCACTACCGCGCGCTGTACAAGGCGTGGAAAGAGGGTCGCGAAGCCCCGGAAAACGGTACGGCAATCCGTAACTGGCCTGTCGCCAGCCCAGCGCAAGTCGAAACCCTGCTCAACCTTCGCATCCGCACAGTCGAAGACCTTGCCACCTGCAACGAAGAGGCAATCACCCGCATGGGCATGGGGGGCAGGGCACTGAAACAAAAGGCAATTGACTGGCTCGCTTCCGCTGCCTCCAATGGCAAGAGTGTCGAGGCAATTACTACCCTTCGTGCAGACTTCGAGGCCCTCCGGCTCAAGGCGGAAAACCTCGAAGCCCGTAACGCAGAACTGGAACGCAAGATCATCGCCCTGACCGGTACGGGCGAAGCCGGCAGCACTGGCAACGATGATGACGATGACATCCAGCTCGAAGTTCGTCTACCCGTCGGCATGAAGAAGCTCTGAGGAAACTATGGCCCTGACCGTACTGCAAATCGCCCAGAAGTTCGCTGGCCGGCAGGGCTTGCCTCAGCCAAGTTTTGTCGTCGGCAACTCCGATGCCCAGGTCATCCAAATCCTTGGCCTTTTGGAAGAATTCTGCGACGACCTTGTGACACGTGGGCTCTGGGAACAAAACACCCGGGAATGCGTCTTCCAGACACAGGCCCAAGAGGACCAGGGCAGTATCTACACGCTGGCTGATCAAGGCTACCGCGGGATGCTGCCGGACACCTGCTTCAACCGGACACAGCGACTCAAGATTCCCATTGCCCTGTCGCCTGAGGAGTGGCAGCTCCGCAAGACACTCGGATTTACTGGGTCGCTGTACCAAGGTCGGATTCGTCAGGACCGGTTCCTGTTCATCCCGGCCCCGACTGCCGGTCAGACCATTGCATTCGAGTATAAGTCTGAGTACTTCGTCAATGACGTTAACGGAGTCGGTAAAAAATGGCCCACTGCCGACTCCGATACGTTCATCATGAACGATTCACTGCCGGTTGCCTATCTCCGCTGGGCGTGGAAGTCGGCCAAGGGCCTTGACTACGGCGAAGAGTTCGCGAAGTACGAATTGCTGGTCAACCAGGAGAAATCCTCCACCCGCGTTTCGCAGAAGGTCAGCCTTGACGCAGAAGTCGGCGATGCCAAGCCCGGCCTCATTGTCCCTCCCGGTTCCTGGCAATTGAGCAGCTAACATGCGCTTTCCCCTTCGCTCCAAGCGCCCCGCCAAGCAGGAAATTCTTTCGTCCGCAACGTGGCCTGCGCCGGTCCTGGGGTGGAATACCCGGGATTCCCAGGCCAACATGGCCCCGAGCTATGCCCTGTATATGGACAACTGGTGGCCAACGGCGAAGACTGTCCAAATTCGCAAAGGTGCAGTTGACTTCGCTACCGGATTCCCTCCCGCGACCCCGATTAAGACCCTGCTCACCTGGAATGGGGTCTCATCAAGCAAGCTCTTCGCCGCCACCGATACCGGTCTGTACGACATCACAACTGGAGGCTCGGTCGGCGCTGTCAGTCAAGCTCTCACCAACGGCCGCGTCGAGTATGTCAACTTCCGCACAACTGGCAAGAGCTACCTTGTCTGCGTCAACGGCACGGATAACCTTGTCTATTACGATGGCGCGGCCTGGGCCAGCGTAGCCAACTTCACAGTCAGCGGTGGTAGTACGCTGAACACAAACGAAATTACCAACATCCATTCCTTCAAGCGTGGGCTGTACTTCCTCCGCAAGAATTCCCTTTCATTCTACTACCTCCCGATTGACCAGATTCTCGGCACTGTAGCAGAGTACCCACTGGGGGCACTGTTCGACCAAGGTGGCTATATTGTCGCTCAGGGTACGTGGACTGTTGACGGCGGCAAAGGGGTTGACGACCTTACCGTGTTTGTGACTTCCGAAGGGCAAATGGCGGTCTATCAGGGGACCGACCCCAGTAATTCCTCAACCTGGTCCCTTGTCGGCGTATTCAACCTTGCCCGCCCGCTTGGTCCGCGCTGCTTCTGTAAATTCGGTGGCGATCTACTGTATATGTCCTATCTTGGCTGTGAGGGTATCTCCAAATACCTCCAGTCAACCAAGATCGACATGAGCCCAGCCATCACCAACACCATCGCGGAAGCCTTCACCGACGCGGCCTCGAATTACGGGGACAATCTCGGCTGGGAGTTCTGCGTCAGCCCCAACGAAAACATCCTGCTAATCAACATCCCGACTAACCAGTATTCTACTTCCGTCCAGTACGTCATGAACACCAATACAGGTGCATGGTGTCGTTTTACCGGATGGGACACGTTCTGCTGGACCCTGTTCAATAATACCCTGTACGGCGGGATGCTCGGGAAAGTTGGTAAGTTTTGGCAGGCCGGTGGCGACTTCGGCAACCTCATTCAGTGCTACGTTAAGCAGGCGCCTCAGTACCTCAACCCCCGCGCGAGGCAGAAGCAAACTCGCTTGCTGCAGCCAGTGCTCAAGATCGGTGGGCGGATTGCTGTTGACGCGGCGATTGATAATGACTTTGAGGAAAGTGATAGCTTCGGTCAGGCCGTTTTCACCTCTATCGCAAACTCCCGCTTCGACTCTGCGCAATTCGATTCCGCTGTCTGGGGGCAGATTGCCCAGCCGAAGGTAGATTGGATTACCGTTGCTGATGAAATGGGCTACGCTAAAGCTTTACGCTTGCGCGCACTCGCCAGTGACGCTACAGTCGAATGGTCCGCAACAAATGTGCTCTACGAAGCAGGAGCACTTCAAGGGTGAGGCGCATTGTTGCCACTGAGTCTGATCGTGTCGGTTCCTGGGTCATGGCCCAGAATGATGCGATCTGGCTACCAGGGCAAGGTCAGTGCTACGGGGTTGAAGACGAAAGCGGCCGGTTGATTGCTGGCGTTGCCTTCGACAACTACAACGTAGCCGCGATCCAGGTTCACGTGGCAGCACTGCCCGGGAAAAACTGGGTCACTAAAGGATTGTTGCAGCAGGTTTTCAGCTACCCATTCCACCAGCTCGGTGTTAAAAAGCTGATCGGGCTAGTCGGATCGACTAACGCAGTTGCGTTGAAGTTCGATCTAGCCCTGGGATTCCGTATTGAGGCGACCCTCAAGGATGCATACCCCGACGGCGACCTAATCATCCTCACGATGACCAGGGACCAGTGTCGGTGGCTGAATGTTAACTTTAAGGATCGTCGCAATGAGCAAAAAGCATTCCCCTCCGCCGCCTGATTATGCCGCCCTGGCAAAGCAACAGGGACAAGACAGTCGCAATACCGCTGAGTTCAACGCGCAGCTAAACCGCGTTAATCAGTACACACCGGATGGGTCGCTGGTTTGGAACTCCACGATTGGGCCGGACGGTAAGGAAATCTGGTCGCAGACTACATCCCTGTCCCCGCAACAGCAGGCTCTGTACGACGGTCAGAACAAGCTCAGTCAACAGTACCTCAACACTGCACAGAACGCTGTTGACCGCGTTTCGCAGACTCTAGGTACGGGACTAGACATTTCGAACCTTCCCGGCCAGCGATATGTCGGCAGCGGCCCGCAGATGTCCACAGTCGGTAGTGGCCCGCAGTTTGCGAGCTTCAGCGCTCCTGCGTTCGACCAGAAGTTTCTGTCCGGCCCCGACGTCGGCCCCATTAGCCCCAGCAGCATTACCCGGAGTTTCGACACTTCCGGCGTTCGCGCACTGCCCGGTAACATCGACGACACTTCCCGCAGACGCGTCGAAGAAGCCATCATGTCGCGGATTAACCCGCAATACCAGCAGGACGAACAAGCCCTTCGCACACGCCTACTGAACTCTGGCATTGAAGTCGGCACTGACGCGTATAATCGCGAAATGAACAACTTCAGCCAGCGGCTGAACGACGCCCGGATGCAGGCTGTTCTCGCTGGTGGCCAAGAGGAGTCCCGCCAGGTCGGCCTGCAGGCAGGATTGCAAGGTCAAGAGTTCAACCAGGCTTACCAGCGTGGCAAATTCGCCCAAGACGCTGACAGCCAGATGGCGCAGCTTTCCCAGCAAGCTGCTATCGCCAACGCGCAGAACGAAATGTCCAAGTATGGCCTGCAACTTGGCGCACAGAACCAGATGTTCCAGCAAGGTTTGGCTGGGGCGAATTTCAATAACAACTGGGGGCAGCAGGGCTTCCAGAATAGCCTTACTGCCGCCGGGTTCAACAATAACGCACAGCAACAGGCATTCGCCAACGACCTCAACGCAGCCGGCTTCAACAACTCGGCGCGCCAGAGCGACATCCAGCTGCAAGCCTACCTCCGCCAGCTCCCCCTCAACGAGGCGAATGCGCTGCGGACAGGTGGGCAGGTGCAAGGCCCGCAATTCGGCAGCTACTACACCGGGGCGAGTGCGCAGACTGCTCCGCTGCTGGATGCTGGTATTGCGCAGGGCAATTACAACCTGCAAGCTGCACAGCAAAACCAGTCCGGGTTCAACTCGTTCCTGGGCGGCTTGGCAAATCTCGGCAGCGCCTATCTCGGGTCGCCTTCGGGTTCACAGGCACTTACCAGCTTGTTCGGCCTCAAGCCATCTGACCCACGCCTTAAGTCCGATATTGTCCGCGTCGGTACGCATAAGCTCGGTATCGGTATCTACGAATACACCATCTTCGGCGAACGTCAGCGCGGCGTCATGTCAACGGAAGTCCGCAAAGTCATGCCGGATGCCGTTATTGTCGGTGAGGATGGCTTCGATCGTGTTGATTACTCCAAAATCGGAGGCATCTAAATGGACGACATTGCAGACCTCATCACCCAACAGGGCGAAATTGCCCGGCGCCGAAAACTGCTGGAGGCCATGCAAGGCCAGAACATGCAGACCTCGGTCCAGGGTAGCAGCAAGGGGTACAGCATTGGCCAAGCACTGGCAAAGGTTGCTACAGCATACATGCTGGGTAGGCAGGGTGATGACCTCGCTGGGCAGGAGCGGTCGAATCGGGAAAGTTACACGGATGCGCTTCAAAGTGGCCTGCAAAGCTACCTAAATACCCGCGATGGTGTACCCGCACAAGAAATGCCTGGCCCGATGCCGGACGGTAAGTCTGTCCTAATGTCACCGGCCGTAGCAGCTAACCCCCGCGAAGCCATCGTCCGTGCTATGGCCAGCCAGATGCCGGAGCTACAGGCTATTGGCAAGGCGGACTTTGCCGGCCTGGCCAAGAATGCTATGAGTCAGAATGATTGGCTGAAGCTCGCCGACCAGTACGACCCGCAATCTGTCGTGCGGGCGCAGCAAGCCAATGACCCGCGTTTGCTGCAACCGAAAAAGCACGTTCAGGTCGTCAACAACCAAGCTGTCGATTTTTCCGGTACAACCCCGCAGCCGCTGTTCGATGGCCGGGATCGCTTTGGCCCGGTCGGCCCGCAGGGCAAGGATCGCAACGGCGATAATCTTATCGGGCAGGTTGTGCAGGGCACTGGTGAGGTCAGGTGGGGTCCGCAAGGTCAGACTATCAACGTGGGCGATACTGCCGATAAGATCGCCATGAACCAGTCTGGCGAAGTCCTCAAGAACGCCCGCGAGCAGGTACTCGACGCACAGCAAGGTCTCTCGGAATCTCGCCGTTTGATGGCCCTGGCCAGCGACCCTTCAATCGCTTCCGGCTTCACCGCAGGCCCCGAAGGAATGTTCCAGGCCATCGCTGCGAAGCTCAAACTCGATCCGAAAAACGCTGCTGCGGCCACGCAAGCCCTTGTCTCCGGCATCGCCGCGCAGACCCTGGAAGCCTCGAAAGAACTCAAGGGTTCTATCTCTGAGAAAGAAAAGCCATTCCTCGAACAGGCCCGGGCTGGTCAGATTCAGTACACGCCGGAGGCTTTGCAGTACCTCGCGGGCCTGTCAATGGCCGTCAACCACAATCGGCTGTTGAATGCTGTGCAGCAACACAGCTCCGCGGCGTCCATCCCGGGTGGGGACTTGATCAGCAAGTTGCACCCGCTGCCAGCACTGGGTAGCTGGGAGATGCCGGAAAACCTGTTTGCCGAGACAGTCAACGGCCGAGTTCGCTACAGGGGCACGCCAGTCAATCCGCAGCCCGGCAAACCTGCTGGTACGCCGACTGTTTCTAACTGGAACGAATAATGCCGCGCGATATCACAGTCACCTTTGACGACGGTAGCCAGCATATCTATCAAGGCGCGCCGGACGACCTGACCCCGGAGCAGGTAACTGCCCGCGCACAGCAGGAGTTCGGTAAGCAGGTTACGCACCTCGACGGTGGCCGCAAGCCAGGTATGGTGGATCAGTTCATTTCTGGGCTGAAGGAGCATCTTGGCAACCTTGCGCGGGGGGTCGGTCAAGGGGCTGCGGCAGCGCTAAACACCATCGAGACGATGGGTACTGTGCCGCATAAGGTGGACGATCAGGGCCGCATGTACTGGGACGCGCCTGGAGGTGGTAAGGTCTATGCCAGCCCCGATGAGCAAGCGGCCCTGTCCCGCCCTACCTTGGGTGCGCGGCTGTCGCAGGATGTTGAAAAGGCACTGCCAACACCGAATGATACAGGCATTGCTCGGTACGTGCGCAAGGCAGAGGAAGCAGCTACCGGCGGTTTGCTGTACAAAGGCGGTGCGAGCCCGACTGGCATTGCCGCTGGTGCGGCTGGCGGCGCCGGCGGGGAAGCTGCCGCTAACGCCCTTGGCGACAACCCGGTAGCACGTTTTATCGGCGGCCTGGTAGCTAGCGGAGGGGCAGCGCTGGGACTGGGGAAGATGTCCGGCCCACGCACGCAGACTGTTAATGTTGCCAATGAAGCGCTTGAAGGCATCAAGCCGGAGGACCTCCAGCGAGCACAGGCATTTCAGGCAGCCGCCCTGCAAAAGGGTGTGCGGCTCGACCTCGCGCAGGCACTTGAAGGTATTGGTGTATCCGCAGGCAACTTGACCACTCTGCGAAATGTTCTGGCCAACCGGAAGGAAGGGGATCAGGTTCAAACCCTTCTTCGCCAGCAGCCGACCGCGTCCAAACTCATGGCAGAGCAGTCAGTGTTCGAGCTGCCCGGCAGCAACTACGGCCTCCCGCAGTCAGCGAACAACCTGCAAGAAGCTGCAACGAAACGACTTGCGCAGGTGCGCGCCGAGCGTGGGGCTGTGACGGACCCGCTGTTTGAGAAGGCCGGGACGCTGCCGCCGGAGGTGCAATCTGCCGCTGTCGCGGAGATCGACAACTTCCTGAAACAACCGAGCTTGAGCGATGCCGCTAGGACTGCCGCGACCAACCTTCGCTCGCGGCTGATGAACTCCGCCTCGTCGGAAAGTGATGTCTCCGCGGCACAGGAAGCACTGGCCAATGCGACAAAAGCGAGTGAAAAACTCGCAGCACGCGCCCAACTGGGACAAGCCAATGCCGGTATGTCTGCCATGCAGCCTATCGAATCCGGCGCCGCCACTCGTGCTATCAAGGACACGGCGGGGCCGTTCAAGCCCACAGCCATTTACAGCCCCGACCCCCAGGAAGCCGGGCAAATCGCCGCGCTCGCTGCCCGTGTGAAGGGTGTGCTCAAGCAACACCAACCACTCGCGGACGCGGAGAATACCTTTGCGCGACTGACCGAGGAAAACGTCAACCCAGTCAAACAGGCCATCGGCCCCTTCTCCGGCCCACGTGGGTATCAGTCTGACCGCCAAGCCGCGGTGAGTAAGCTGACTAGTCTGTTTGACAATGGCCGGGACCCGACTGCTAAAGTCAGTCCGATTAAGATTCTCGGCGAGCAGATTAACAAGGTCGACCCGACTGCATTCCAAGATGGCTTTAAATCCTGGCTTTCATCGAAAATTTCCAAAGCTGTTCGCCCGACGGAAGGGCTCGAAATGTCGCCGGATGATACAGCAAAGTCCCTCTATGACAGCCTGGCGGGCGACGCTAGCCGCTGGCAAGGTATCCGCGATGGCGTTGAGGTTGTAGCAAGGCAATCTGGCCAGAATCCCGTTGATGTTATGCGGGGACTGGAGCATATGCGGATGATCCTCAAGGCGGCCAGCAATCGCCCCGATAGCGTCGGAGGGCTGTCCTCGACGCAGCTTGATCAGATTGCGGGCAAGAGCCTGCCGGCGGATGCCCTACGTGTATTCAGCTTCCTGCCCTTTGAGAAAGCTGCGCGTGGGGTAGAGAGCCGCGCAGTTACCAAAACCCTCCGCACGTTTGACGACCTCTTGACCTCACCGGACGGAGCTGCTACACTGGCGCAACTTGGAAGGGTACCTGTGATGAGCACGAAAGCCCAGGCCATTCTTAACGGTTTTGTGCAGGGTACGATTGCGGCGGATGATGGGAACCAGAAGCTGCGCAATCAACCTCAAACAATCCCGGGCGTTATGCCCTATTAACACCCCGACTACTACGGAGCCACTGCAATGCCATTCAATGGATCAGGAACCGCAACCGGCGTAGGTCGGCCGCAATACCCGCCGCAGTCAGGCGAGATTATCTACGCCGCGTATTTCACTGCAATCATCGACGACATCCTGGCGATGCTGTCGAACTGCGTGACGCGGGATGGGCAAAGCCCGCTGGCGCAAAGCCTCCCTGCTAACAGCAAGAAGATCATCGGACTCGGCCCCGGCACTGCCAGTGGTGATGCCATCGCTATGGGGCAGACTGGCGCCACTCTCGGGTCGCTGCAAGTCACAACGATGACCGGGGTGAGTTCGCTGGACGGCGGCCCGAACTTCCCGACTGCGCCACGAGTCCCGACTGGCATTGACGGCACAGGTGGCAGTAATGCTGCCAGCCAACAATACGTCGAAGTCGCAGCCGCCCGCGCAGCAACTCAAGTCATCCCGACGGTTTCGGCTGGCGCCGAAGCCCTGGCCATTTTCAACTTCATGGGGGCATAAATGACCCAAGCAGCCTACGGCAACCTCCCTGCCGGATTCCGCAGCCCGAAGCCTATCGGGTTCACCGCCAGCAATGGCACTGTCGCAAAGATCCTTGTCGAGCAGATTCCGGCCTCACTGGCCAATGGCAGTCTCCCGCCGTACTACGGCGGTTGCACGCTGCTCGACCTGACTGCTACCAGCACGGATGCGGCTTCGAAAGACGTTATTCTGTATGTCGGTACGGTCCTGACAACCCAGGACGCGACGAATAGTGGCAATCTGACGAATGCATCTACCAGCACGATCACACGCGCAACTGGCAGCTTCATCTCCGACGGCTGGCAAATCGGCGACCTTCTGATGGTGTTTACGCCATTCGGGACGGCGCAGGTCGCCACTGGCATCGACGGTATCCCGCTGATCGTGACGAATGTCTCCGCTCTAGTGCTGACATTCAACGGCACTCCACTGCCCGTCGGCCCGAACATTCTAACAGCAGGTACTCGACTGGTCGCGGTTAGTGACAAGGCCCGCGTGACTGTAGCGGCAAATGCCGGTAACAGCTCATCGATCCCGAATGTTCGCCTGCTCGCGAACCCGGCATTTGATGCTTCTGTCGTCACGACTGAACTCAAGCTTGGCGCAGAGAATGTCCTTATCGCGGCGATGCAGTCGGCGGTTTCCGCCCTGCCCGCGCAGGTCAAGCTTCTCCCGAGCATCGGTCGCTACTGATTGGGGATAATATGGGCCTCTTTAACGCAGGGCTGCCGAACCAGCCTGATAAAGCCACAGCTCTCCCGAAGACGCCTACACGCGTGCTGACGGGTTCGGGTGTTTTCACGCCAACAGGCGGGACGACATGGCGTAGGGTAAGGATGGTTGGCGGGGGCGGTGCGGGTGGAGCAGGTGGGGGTAGCGGCTCATCCGGCTCCGGCGGCACTGGCGGTAGCGCTGGTCAGTACCTCGAAATCTGGGAACGTAATACAACCCAGGTTACCTATGCCGTAGGCGCCGCAGGTAGCCCTACGACATGGGGGGCCTGGACGGCTGATTCCGGTAAAGTCGGTGGAAGTGGTTCAAGCTCTTCAAACACCATTCCGGCTACAGCTGGCCAATCCTCGCCCCTTGGGTCCGGCGGCGCGGCCGGGCTTACCGCTAATTCTGGCGGGCCTGGCGGCGCAGCCGGTGGCTATGGCGCTGGCGGCGGGGGCGGGGGCGCCTGTACCGTCTCTGGTACTGCAGTCGGCGGTTCCGGCAGCTCCGGCATCATCCTTGTCGAGGAGTACTGAACATGGCACGCTACGCTTTGATTCACAATAACAAAATCCGCCAGATTATCGAGCAGCAAGACCAGCCTACAATTCCCGGGGATTGGCAGCTTCTGACCGATGGCAGGGAAGATGTCGGGGATGCCTGGCCGTGGGTGGCGCCGCCCCCGAAACCGGCGGGGCCGCGAATCGTCCAAGCCCAGGATTTTTGGGACCTATTCACGAAAGCCGAGCGCATCCTGCTCGACATCGCGGAGCAGCACAATCCCGCCGACACACTGGCGAAGCAGAAAGCATCCGCGGAACGCCGTCTGCGTCACCGCGACATTGACCGCGACGGTCACATCAACATGGACAAGAATTGGGTTTCCCAGTACTTGACCGACATGGAAACTGACGGCATTCTGGCCGCTGGGCGCGCCAATGCCATCTTGACCGCCCCTCAGTAACCCAAAGTAAAGTTCCCCTCACCTACACCACTTTTAAGGAATCGCTATGGCTATCTTCCACCGTGCCCCGATTGCCGTGCTGGAAACGGACGTTAACCAAGGCGTCGCGGGCGGTCTGCGGCCGTCATGGCTTTCCGGTACACCGGCGAATCTGGCGGATGGGGCAGCATCAGTCGCCCTTTTCGACTTGGGGCCGGACTGGGATCAGTACACCATCCTGACGCTTATCGTCCGGTCAACCACAGCAATTAGCTTGTCGGCCATCACGGCCTCTTCCCGGGATGACCCTGTGGCCGCAGCTAACCCAAGTCGATACCTACGGGAAGATTGTCTGGATGCGGGCGGCCCTTCGATCCTGTCCGCTACAGTTAGCACGGCCAGTGTCGCCGGGGCTACCAGAGTCCGCCCATCGGGTCGGTATTTGGCGGTGACTTTCACCAATACCGCTGGTGGCGGAGCTCAGGGACCTTCCTCGAAAATCACCGTTACCGCTTACCCAGCGTAATGCAGCTTCTAGGGCTACCGTAAACATTTCTTCAGGGGTAATGGTGGATTTGCAAACCGCTTTCCAGCTCGCTATGCTACTCGTGTCTTTTCTCGGGGGCTGGCTTATTCGAACACTGTTCGATCGGATCAAAGACCTCGAAACCGCGGACCAGCGAACGGCCGAAGCGCTGAGTAACTTACGCGTCGAGCTACCCTCGCGTTACACGGCGAAGGATGACTTCCACAAGCTCGGGGATAGCATCTTCGAGGCCCTGCGGCGGATCGAGGATAAGATCGATCGTAAGGCGGACAAACCGACGAAGGATAACTGAAATGAGCCTGGTTGATGAGCAAGCCGCATTTCTCTTGGACGTTTGTAAGCTGATTACGTTCGCCACGAGTAGCGGCTTTACCGTGACAGGGGGTGAGCTGGCCCGGACGGAAGAGCAGCAAGCTCTGTATGTCAAAGCCGGGAAAAGCAAAACAATGGACAGTAATCACCTTCGACGTTGCGCCATCGACTTGAATTTTTTCAAAGACGGGAAGCTGACCTACGATATCGAGGTGTTGCGCCCTATCGGGGGATACTGGGAAAGTCTCAACCCGAAGAATTCGTGGGGCGGGTTCTGGAAGTCCTTCAAGGACATTCCCCACTTCGAACGCCGCCCTTAAGCAGCCTCCCGGCCGCCGATATATTGCAGCCAGAGCTGACCGTTCTGCTGCTTTGTTGCTAGGTAGCCCGCACGGATCAGACCGGCTAGAACATCCTCGAAGTCTCTCTGGGAAGGGAAGTATTGGTGGATGTATTTATAGGCTTCCATGAGAGAGCATCCACCAGCGGGCCGGGTCGCGACATACGCAAGCAACCGCTCCGCGTAAATAGCGGTATCGGTTTTCCCGATTTTGGCAAATACCTTCGCCATGTCGGGTTCAAGATCAGTGACCATCGAATGTGCGACGGCGAGATGTTCTGCTGTAATGGTCATTGTGTCACCTTCGGCGGCAGAAAGTACCATCGCGAGTTTATGGATGTGTGTCTGCTTGCGCGCGAGGTAGCCGCCGAAGCGGTCCTTATCGAGGTGCGCGTGCTTGGAGTCGTAGTGTTGATTGTACCACTGCTCCCCCCACGCATAGGCATCCTCAGTCATCTTGAATTCCCCGCATAGCTTGGAAATTTCGATCAGGTCATGAACGAGGTCGGCGGAGAGGCGATCGAGTTCGGCCTTATCAACTACCCGAGAAGGGTACGCGACGCGCTTGGCCTTTTCCTCCGCGTAGACGAAGATGGTACGGGAAGTGAACCCGCCACCAATCATGTACTCGGGGAAATTCTGCGCGATCCAGCTCGGCGTCGTGCAGGCGATCATGTTGATCCAGGGATTTTCGATAGTATCCTTGCCGGAGTGTTTGGTTTCCTTCCTGAATGCCCCCTGCTTGCCATCCCATAGGCTGACCATGAGGTCTACCATCTGCTTGTCTTGCGGGTCGAGAAGATTCCCGAACTCGGATGATTCAAGCGTCATGGCTGACATCGGGTGATAGACGCCCTGGTATTCAAAGGCCATTGTCGAGCCAGCAAAGGCTTCGACGAGAGCTGGCCAGGTGACGATGTCTGGGCCGAACTTGATGTCGGGGACCTGACGGAGCAGTCGCATACCGACATCGACTGTCGTCGACTTCGACACGATACCCGGCGGGGCGACCAGACAAATGTAGAAATTCGGATACCAGCGGAAATAGGCTTGGTCAATCCAAACCTGACGGCGAAGCGCCCCGGCAACCGCCGACACAGCCACCCAAAAGTGCATGTGTTTCGGCGCTTCGGAGTGCTTCGCATAGTCAAGATAGCCGGCAATCCAGTCACTATGGATGCGGGTCAATCGCACGCCCCCCAAGATTCGGATGATGTTTTGACCCCCACTGGGATGACCAATGGGTCGCTGTAAGGGAGAGCAATCTCAGCCTTCGCAACAATGGCATTGACCGCTCTGTCGCCCAAGTGTGACGGGAATTGGCCCGCGAGGGAATCATGGACCTGGAGAAGGATGTCTACCTCCGGGAGGTCTCGGTCAATGGCGACATAGGCGTGGTTTATTAGGCACGCAACGGTTGATTGCGGAATCCATGCCGCCGCTTGGTTAAAGATTGTCCCCTCAATCCTGTCGAAAAAGTAGCATCGGTGGCCGAAAACATTCTGCACCATACGGCGCTTGATAACCTGGTCCTTGAGGTCATCTTGCCACCGCTTGATGCGCGGGAAACGCTCGAAGTACCAGCGTTGCGTTTGTTCTGCTTGTTTGACGGGCAGGCCAAGACGCTCGGCTAGACCTTTGGCAGTACCGAGATAATTGGTCCCATGCGCGAACGACTTGAAGGTCTGGCGCCGGGGATCCTTTTTCGTGATGCTGGGATCGTGGTAGAATTCCTTCGCAATTTCCGTGTACGGGTCCAGCCCTTCCCGGAGCATCGCTTTCATTTCTGGTTCGTCGGCTTCCCAAACCACAATTCGAAGGTCAGCGGAACTGAGGTCGATGTCGAAGAAGGTGTATCCAGGGTCAGGGATGAATAGCGAACGGACGTTCGGGAGTTCCAGGTCGTCTGTTCCGCCACCCTTAGGTATATTTTGGAGGTTGAGGCCGGATCCGAAGGCGTTGGATGAAGAACTGAATCGGTACGTCTCAGTTCCGGTAATGTTAAAACTGCAGCGCATTCGGCCGTCAACGTCCAGAGGAGCCTGGACGAAGGTAGAAAGGAAAACACCAAGACTACGGAGCTCTTGAATCTTCTTGACCAGGGGTCGTAGCAAAGGCTCTCGCGCAGCAATCTTGCCCAATGCCTCGTCATCACAGCTAACACTTCCGGTCTTTCGATTAAGGATGGGACGTTGAGCAAAGGCGCCATAGAAAACCTCTTGCATTTGCTTGGGCGAGCGGATGTTGAGTTCATGGCCCAGCGCATCGTTGATCCAAGCCTGACGTTTAGCAATCTCGTCCATGAGTCCCATGGCGAATGTCTGCCGCTTGGCGACGTTGACACGGATGCCCTTGTTCATGGTCCTGAGGACCGGGTAGAAGAGGGATTGCTGGAAGTCGTGAACCGCCCGGACGCCGAGCTTGTCGACGGTGACCTGCTCGCCTTCATCAACCTCGAAGGTGCGCACGCAGTCTTCGCAATTGTATGTCCAGAGCTGGTCCTCGCCGGTCGTAGCATCCCAGGTCTTTCCGTCATCCTTCCAGTACAAATGGTCTTCGCAATACATCGAGGAGAGGAAGTCCAGGCCCTTTTGCATGTTGGAGAAGCAGGAATGATGCGCGATCATGGTATCGCGTTCGATCCTGGGAATGTACATGAGGTGTCGCCAGAAATATTGCGCATCGTAGAGGAAATTCTGCCCGACGCCGTGGCAATTGGGATGGGTCAGAAGCTTATAGAGGGAGTGCATTAAACTGGCCTCTTCCTCCGCGGACCAGTATCCTTCTGACCTCTCTGTGCACATCAAGGGAATGCATATGGCATCGAGTTTAGACCATGCGATACCGACGCAGGCAATGTGCCCCGCGCGGGTTTCGATGTCAATTGAGAGCTTGATTGGGTCGCTCTGGGCTTGGGTGTAGAGCTGGGCCAAGACGGAAGTGGCCGTATCGAAGTCCGGTCGTGTGATGAAGCGGTACTCTGGCCGTTTGTATTCCCGGCTATGGGATGCCCGGAAGGCCCGCTGGAAGTCCATCACCACAATCGGCCGCCAAGACCATTGCCGCATCACCATTGCCGGGGAGTAGGCTGGGATGACTTTGGGTTTATAGTCGAGAGAGAGCTGGAGGTCGCAGAGTAGTGTACTACCCCGCCATGAGGTAATGCCCCATTTGCCAGTCAATGCCCACATAGCGGCATTGCCCAGGGCGATGATAACGTTCGGTCGGCAAAGTTCAATTTCCCGTTGAAGTAGCTGCATCCCCTCGAAGATCGGGGGCAGGCAGTACTTGTCCCGCATCAGGCCGTGATGGGGTGTGATATCGGATTTTCGCTGTGCGATGAATGCGCCAATGTCGCCGCCTGGCGGCGGGATGCGGACGACGGAAGTGACAAAACACGCCGAGCGCTGGATATTGGCTTCCCCGAGCATCTTTGTAAGTTCGGTCCCCGAGAAGGACGACAGCAAGGCATCCTTGCGAAGGTCTTCCTGTGATGGGGCTTCCGCAACAATCATGATGCGGGCGGGCAGTGGTCCGGATGGCTGGATCATCAGCACTTCTCCCAGGTTGTGTCGTTGTGACGCTTGTAGGCGATAATTTCAAAGCCCCTCCACGTGGCGGCGGTGTGTGGCTTTTTCTCGTGAAGTCTGTCGAGCCAGTCAGAGATTTCCTCTTCCCGGTACAAAGAGATAACGCCGCCAGCTTTCGTGCGAAGGTACAAGGGGTTGTCAGACATTTTGCTGTACCAGTGCATGATTACCTCAAAAAGTTGCGGGGGTGTCGAGGTTTTTCAGTTCGGCGAGTCGCTTGACGCAAATGCCGTAGCTGCCTTCCTCGAATTCAATACCAGTGGCGGCGCACTTGAATGTGTGCGCGGCAGGGAAGATGGTCCCCGTTCCGGCAAAGGTGTCGAGGATACTATCACCCGGTTTGACGGATCGCTGGAGAAGGTTAACATACAGGTCAACGGGTTTCTGGGCGCCGTGGCCGAGATTGTCGTCGCCGTTGACTGGGATAACATCGGGGTAGATGTGAGTGACAGGTTTGTCTCCCTTGATGGCGTAGAGGATCATTTCCCATTGACGACGGGGTCCGTGCTGAGGGCGTGGTACACGGCCAGAATTGAGCTTGTGGACAATCAGCGGAGTGCGGAAGACGTCCCAGCCGGCCGCGACCATGTAGCCGCGGAGTTCGTGGAAGCGGTCGATGTCGCAGAAAACATAGGCGTGGGCCTGGGACTTGGTGATGCGATAGGCGAGACTGCACCAGCCAGAGGGGCCTTCCATGAGCTTTGCCCACGATTCGTGGCTATCGTCGTAGTGATGCTGGATGCCGGTCATTTTACCGCCAGCGTCGCCAAAGGCATCCGCTCCCATGCCATACGGCGGGTCAGTCAAGATGACATCAAACTGCCCAGCCGGTTGCTGCGCCATCCATTCGATGCAGTTCGCGCGGACTAGTGTGTGCTTGTCGGCGTTGAAGGTCTTGCCAATTTCCAGACCGAGCGCGATATTGGTCTTGCGCTCTTCCTCTTTTTTGAGAATCTTGAATGCCTCATCGAGAGTCTTGGCTTTGGCGACGGCTGGATTATCGAGATGCTTCGCGACGATCGTTTCCTTGCGGATTGTGTCCTGGTAGGCGCCATCGGAACGGCCGAAGACTTCGAGGGCGGTATCAGCAATAGTGTGTCTGGGGGTGGCCGGGGCTTCGTCGGCGCCTTTCTGGGATGGCGAGGTCGGCGGAGTCGGCGGGGTCGGCGAAGCCGCATCCCGCTGGGCAGTCCGGAGCTTGTGCAACCTCGCGTGCACCTGCGCCAACTCTTGCCACGACAGATTGACCCGCTTGAGGTTTTCGTCGAGTTCGGCTTCCTCCGCCTCCAGCGGCGACAGCTCGCCGATATCGGAGAAGGGGATCATGCCGCTGTCGGCATCGAACATCTTGCCGTTGTAGATGAAGCTGCCGCCGAGAGCAAAAATTTCCTTGATTGCACGGAGCCGACGCTCGCCAGCTACCAGCACGAGGTCATTACCTTCCCGGCGTAGGACCGGCGGATGCAGCAACTGTCGGTTGCGCTCGCCAGGCAGGTATTCGATCGAGTCCTTGAGGTTTTGCAGCTCGGTCGGGTCGAATTCGGTTCGCTGACGGTCTGGCTTGATGATGACTGAGGCAAGGGGGCAGGTGTGCATTGGGATATGCTCCGGTTGTTATGGGCGAGTAATGCCCGGGGGGTTTGGATGCGGGATGGCCGGGAGGGTGGCCGGTGAGGGAGTGGCCCGTCCCGGGGCATGGATGACCCGCCATTGCGACGGAATGCCCGGGGAGGGGGTACGATACCCGCGAGGGGTTGCGGGGCGTATGGGGCGATTAAATCGCCCGGGGTTTTTGCGTGCATGGGCAAGTGCCTTTCATGCGGGCTATCGCCCAGCGGATTGACCGCGGAATAAAAAGGCCACCAAGAGAACCCTAGCAAATGCTTACGCCCCAGGGAGGAAAGGGCGTTGCGGTTGTTGCGTCCGCGGCTGCTAGGGCTGGCAACTGCGAGGTGGCGGAAAGGGCAGGGAACAAGTCCCTAGTCATCCGGCTTACAGGATACTTCGAAGCGGTCGGGTCTTCCCCAAACCATCCCCTGTTAGCCAGACTCCGTTGGCAGGAGTGTTCCCTGCCCTTTCAACCCCCTTCGGGGGATGTTTAGTTACTTGGAGGGCACCGGCAGCGCCGGCGCAGAGCTATTCGTGATAACGGTCTTGCAGTCAGTGTCGATGGTGACACTGCCGGACAACTGCTTGACTTGATCAGCGGACACGCTCACGGTTGTTAGATTGCCGGCTGCGGTCTTGCCGCTGGCGCAGGCAGCGAGGACGGATTTGTCTTTGACCGCTTCACGGATTTGGTCCGCGGACATTTTGGACATATCCATCGGGAGGCTTTGGCAGGCGGCGAGTGGTAGAAAAAGGAAAAGGGCGAAAGGCCGCATGAGAAATTCCTGATTTGTTGGTTGAGGTTGGGGGTGAGGCTGGGCAGTTTACCCACTTGCCCAGGTGATTTGGTTACTCGTCGTCGTCTTCGTCTTCGTCGTCTTCGAGAGCGAAGTCGGCGTCACAGGCTTTGGGTAGTTCGTCGTCCACCCAAATCACCATATAACCAGCTTCTTGTGCTATGTTGATTTGTTTGCTGGTAATCTCAAACTCGGCAAAAGTATCACCATTAGGAACTGCGTAGCACTTCATTTTGAGGTTCCTTGCTAGTATGCTCAGCTCAACGCCGCGACCTTCTTAATCTCGTCGTAGATATCCTCACCATCAACGCGATGGGAGACAGTCACCTTGGCGGTACGGCCCTGGATCATGCTCGGGGAGAACGGCTGGCCCGGGGTGTTCAGGCCAACGGCTTCGCGGACACGGCCCAGGGCGATGTTCTTGCCCTTGCCCATGTCGAGGCCGCCGGATTCCAGCAGGTCGAGCATCAGGCCCTGACGGACCTGGACGTTGTCGCGGCCGACGACTTCCTTGACGGACGGGTCGTCGATGGACCAGGTGATGTCCAGGGCGATGCCGGACTTCGTGCCGTCTTTGGATTGCCACTGGCGGGCTTCAACCTTTTCCGCAACGGCGATGTATTCGCCGACCGGGCAGGGGACTTTTTTGGTATCGTTGGCTTCAGTGGTGGCGGATTGCAGGAACTGATCGGGATTGAACATGACGGAAAGCTCCGATGGTTAGTGGATGTGCCGCTGATGGTTGACCCCCTTGGCAGCCAGCGGCGCGCCGCGCTCGGGGTGGAATGGGGATTGTTGGCTGGTCGAGGGTGGCTGTCAATCCCCCGGGAGGCAGTTATTCGGCCGTGGCACGTTTGAGCCACTTTTTCAGGACCGGGCCGAAGTCGGGCGGATTGTCCGCTGCGATTGGGAGGTTCCGGGTCTTGAGGTCGGCCTGGCTGTTGCTGGTGTCCCAAGTCCATTTAGTGCCCTGGCGAACGGCGAGAATGACATCGGAGAACATGGCCGGGATTTTCGGAGCCAGTGCCTTGCCGAGAGTTGATATCATGATCTTGACGCCGCCGAGAATCTGGTCGACTTCGCGCTCGACGTGGCCGAGCAAGAGGAAATGGCACTTGCAATCCTCGCAGAGTTTGCGGAGAACTTTTTCGACTTGATCCTGCGCAATGCCCCAGTCGGATTGGGATTTTACCGGCTTGCCGCCGACGACCATTGCCAGGGCCGAACGGTTGAGGCCGGCCATACCGTCGATTGCGAGCATACGGTCGGCGCCCCAGGTGTTGACTGCGCCGAACTTTTCGCCGGTTCGATCGTCGGGGAAGTTGGAAAGGGCTTCCAGGATTGAGATGAATTGATTGTGCTTGCTCCTGGCTGTGTCTTGCATTTTGGCAAGGCTGTCGAGGGATAGCGTGTTGATCATCTTGGCCGCGCCAATCATGTCAGAGAACCCGATATCTGGGGCCTTGATGACGTGCCAGTGGAGGTTCGGCGGGATTGGCAAGTCACGATCGGTCCAGTAGCCCTTGAGGGACTCCAGGCCCGGTTCGAGGGCGAGAAGAAAGACATGCAGGTGTTTGCCTTCGCCGAAGAAGTTCAGGCCGGAGTCAACTGCGGTTCCGATGGAATGGGTCTTGCCTGTACCGGCGGGGCCCATTAGAAGGACATTGATGCCGGGGAGATCAGGCGAAATCGCAGGGGTCGTAGTCGTCATGAAGGGACCTTTTAGTACTCTGGGGTTTTGAGTCGAGGATGAAAGAGCGGGTCTGGGCATCGTGCGCGAGGCATCCACGGATGAGCTTCTCAATTTCTTCGAGTTCCCGGCAAAGCGACTGGAGTCGCTTGTAGATTGCATCGGGGAGCTGGCTGCGATGCCTTGGATAGAGGTTGCCGCGAGCGCCTAGGACTTGGAAGAGGGCCCAGGCCAATTCCCGCTGTCGGCGCTGGCGGTCAGAGGGCTTAGGCATCGTCGGGGTTTTTGGGGGCTTGATCGGACAAGATTGTCAGAAGTGCCTTGAGCATCATATTCCGCTGCCAAGCGTCAACTTCCTTGCCCAGTCGATCCATTAGAAAAATGCCTTCCTCTTCTGACTCAACCTTTGTGGTGATGTGATAGATGATGGAAATGATGCAATTTGCACTGGCATAAAAGACACCCTCGATGAGTTCCAGCGCCACCTCACGCTCCCTCGCTGTCATCGCTTCCTTGAAGGGGGGGAGTTTAAGTATGCCGGGGACAACCGACTTTTTGAAACTGGCGAAATTCTCTGCAACGGTAAGGGGATGCGGAGTGGCTTCCGGAGCGGCTTCGTCAGCCGGCTTGGCGTCTGGATTTGCTGCAATCGCGGCGAGCAGGGACTTGATGTCGGGGGAACTCATGATGTTTCCTTAGAGAGAGTGGAGGAAGGAGAGGAACTGATTAACCGCCGCGCCCAAAGATAGCCCGAACCAAAGGCCGAGGGCGATGGCTGTGAGGATTCGCGCGGCGGTAATCAGTCGGTGCATGTCAGTACGCCTTGCCGTGCATGTAGGCGCGGGACAGGTTGACCATCATTTTGTCGATGACGGCATTGCCCAGGCGGAGGTTGAAGCCCCCGGCTAGATCGAACAAGCGGATTAGAGTATCGGCGGCTTCCGCTTCTTCACCAGCATATTGCGGGACTTTGTCGTCTGATTCGATGCCCTTGCGATTGGCTTCCAGCATTTCAGAAAGTTCGCTGTGAATCAACGCGGTTTTAGCGGCGAAGTTGCGTTGCTCGTCCTCCCAAAAGCCCTGAATGATCATGGCTTCATAGATCAGGTTCTGGAGTTGCCCTACCAGCGCGACGAAGGCGGGGCGGAGGGTCTGGATCTTCGCGCCGATTTGCTGGAGTTCGTACTGACGTTGCGACTCGGTGTAAGCCTGGGATTCGGCTTGCTCGTTCAGCTTTTGCCCAGCGGCGCGAGTGCCCTCGCGGTTTGTATTGGCCGGGTGTTCTTTGTACAGGCGGGGCTGAAGGAGGTGGGGAGCCGTGCAGTTCGTGCAGTTTTCGTAATTCATCTTGTCAATCCTTGAATCTATCCAGCCGGAGTTGAGCTTCGTAGCGGAGAACCTCCGGCGGGAGTTCTCCGAACGTGGTGCGCCAGGGCGCGATGAAGGAACCGGCACTATCCTGGTCTGGTCGGCCGTGCCGCTGGCATTCCCTCGTGGTAGTGTGCCACGAGGTTGCCAGGGATTCGACAATCCTCCCCCAGATTTCACCGCATACGGGGCAGAACATTGCCTCAGATTCGCGCATGACTTCCGTATCTGACCATTTGTGGTAGGCAATTGTGCTGCCGAGTAGGCGATTGCCGAGAAAGTAGCTGGCGGGCATGTAGTCGGGGTGTTATGGCGTGGTAATGGCCCGGGTTTTTAGGCGTTCCATCACCTGCGAAGGTGATTCCCGAACCCGGACAGGCTCCGATAGCCCCACTTGGTAGATGCGGCATCCGCGCTCATGCTGGTACTTGACCAGTATGCCGATAGCCTGGACAGGGAGGTGGAATGGCTGGCCTGTGTGATAGCTGGTGAGGGTCACTGAGGTTGCCACGATGCCTCCCATTCCGCGACTGACATTTGCCTCCGCGCCAGCGGATCCCAGACCCGGCGCTCGAAGTACATCGGCAACCAGGTCTTGGGGTCGGCGGATTTGCAGACCTGCGTCAGGGAGCATCCGCCGTATTCGGTGCAGGCGCCATCAAGCGCATAGTCCCAATAACCATCCTTCCAGCATTTAATCATGCGTGCGATGTCCCGGTGGGTTTGGTCAAGCCAGCGGTCAATTTCATACTGGCTACGGTAGGTCAGGACCTGCATCGTATCGTACTTGGTCTTGAGGATGCTGATGCCCCGGACCATGATGCCGTCGACTTGCATGCCCGCGGCCTTAGCCGCCGCCCAAGCGTAACCGGAGAACTGCCCTCGCATTTCCCACTGGCGGGACCAGGATTGCCCGAGCGAGGAAGTTGTTTTTTCGTCGACGACGTACAGGCCCCCGGCGAAGTGACCAATCAAGTCGGCGCGGCCGGTGTAGAGAATCGGGTCGCCGGAGACTGGGTGTACGATGTCTAGCGGCTCGGCGAAAGAGAACTCGATTGCCTTAGTGCCGTTGCGGAAAGTCGCCGGTTCGAGGCCGTCATTGCCGAGAGGGTACTGGTCGAAGTAGTATTCCAGCGCCCCAAGAGTGCGGTCGAGGGACTTCGCGGAGTCTGGCGGGCACTCAAAATCGCCGTAGGCTTGGATGAGGGCTGCAACGCCAGCGGCGACGGAATCCTCCGCATTTCCGGGGTTGATGTTGGAATGACCATCGGACAGACCTTCGTAGTATGTCTTTCTGGCGACCTCGATACCCTTGGCGAATGCCCCGCCCGCGACCAGATGCACGGATTCGGCCTTCGGCTTCCAGTGCTCTACGTAGGTGCGGAACATCTTCTGCGGGCACGCGCGGAAGGCTGAAAGCATCGTGCTGTCGATGGTGTAAGGGAACATCGGACGGCCGGTCGGGAGGTCCGTCGTGCCGATGCTGGAGGTTTGGGGCTGGGCCTCAGTGGTGATGGTGTTGAGGATGTCCATGTTAGATGAGGTCCTGGTCGTCGGGGGTGGCGGACGACTGCTCTTCGGCGGGGGAGTGCTCGATCATCAGCAGATCGTTGAGGCGTTGCTGCAGGCGGCGCTCTTCCGCGTATGCGGTGGCGCGGGTTTCATTCTGCAGCTTTTCGAGGTTACGTTGTGCCGCGCTGACGCAGGTACCGCGACCGGGGAAGTTAAGGGTGACGTTTTCCGCGATCAACTGGGAGTTTTTCGGTTGATCGTAAATGGAAAACTCGCCGTTTTCCTTTACCAGACGCGGAATGATATGCCAGGGGTACAACTGCTTGCCGAGAACAAACTGTTCCATACCTTCAGCATCAATGTAGAGATTGACTTTCATAGAGGTTCCTGTGGTTATCGCTACAGGGGCGTAGCAGATACGGCACGATTGCACATGCCGTAGGTTGCTGCGTCCGATTAGGTAACTCGTTCCCAGATGCGGTCAAGGATGTCGAGTTGCTTTTGGCTCAGCGAACCGGTTTGCACTAGTTGATGACTGATCGAGTCGATGAACCCGAGTTCCCAGTCCGTCAACTTATCCGACCGATTTTCGCAGTCGTTGATTTGCTCAAAAATTTCGTCTTTGTCCATGGTCAGAGTCCATCGAGCTGGCTCAGAAGGTCATCGCCCGATACAGCGGGCTTCGCTGTGGCGGTTGCCTTCGACTTGCTCCGGCTCCCGCTAGTTGCCTGCGGCGTCGCCGCCCGGCCCGCGCGAAGATGGATGATGACTTGCTTGTACTCTTCCAGCGTCATCGTGCCGTCGCGGCATTTGTTGCGCCAGACTTCGACCTGCGCGGCGCGGTCGAAACTGCCGATTGTGAGGTTACTCATGCGAAGGCTCCTTCATGGCCAGTGGCCATTTGTAGGCAGGACCAGTACACCGCCAGAGCGATGTGCCGGGGTTCGAGTGGTGCGGGGAAGCGGGATTGGTAGGGTAGGATCACTGGGAACTCCAGGGGTGAGAGGGGAATTGGTCCGGGTATTATGCGGACCAATTCCCCAGCTGTCAATCACGCCAATACCAGACTTGTCGTCGGCCGCGTGCATGCCACGTAAAGGCAGCGGAAGGCTTCATTGCGCTCGCGGTTCAGTAGGATATCCTGGTAATCCACCAGCGCAGTGGTGTAGGTCGAGCCTTGACTGCGGTGCGCGGTGATTGCGTAGGCGTGGCGGACGTCGTGGAAGGATTCCTTGAATAGCCAAAAATCTGCCCATTTGCGGCCGTTAGCTTTGGCTGTCGCGGCTAGGTCATCGAGAATCCGGGAGTATTCGTGATGGCCTTCAGGATGGACGGAATACGCCACAACCATCGGGCCGTCGTCGAGCTGGACCGAAATGCGGTAGCATTTAATGCTGCTGTGGATCGGGTGATATTCGGTGATTACTTTGTCAACTGTCCCCTCGTCGTCGGTCGTTGCGACGACTTCATCGTTGAAGTCCTTCGCGGGGCTGGTGAAGATCAACCGGTCGCCGGGATGCCAGAAGCTGGCGGCGGCCTCTTTCGATCCGAAGATGTGCACCCGGGCCAGGCGGTTGTATTCGTCAACCTTGACATTCCGCCACGAAATAATCTTCGTTGCCCCGGAGGTGAGATGACCTTCCCTGGCGTGCTGGCCGATTAGTTGCAGGAATGCGCCCTTGGCGACCTTGAACACCCCGCCGCGCTCATCGGAATCACTGGCGATCGTGATGCTCGGGGCAGGATGATCCACGACATTGCGGATTGCGGTCGCGAGCTTCAGAATCTGATTGTCATGCCGCATGACCTTCGTCAAAACGACCTGATTTTCGATCTTCCAGATTGGCGACGCCTTTTCCTTGACCGGGGGCAACTGCGCCGGGTCCCCCATGAACAGCACGCGAAGTTGCTTGTGGCCCGCGAGCGCTTCCTGGATGTAACCCATGACCTGGCTGTTTATCATCGAACCTTCGTCGACTACAACCAGCCGGAAGTCGGACAGGTCAATTGGGTCTTCCGGAACCGTGAGTTCGCGGAGTTCGCCGCTGGCTTCGAGCCGCAAGCCGAGTAGCGAATAGATCGTCCGGCACTCGGGGGTGTAGTTGCTGGACTTGACGGTACGGCGGAGGACCTTGGTCGCTTTATTCGTGGGCGCGGTGAAGACGATGCGGCCTTTGAATTTCTGAATGAGCGCCTTTACTGTGAAGGTCTTACCCGTACCGGCATACCCGCGGAGGACAAAGAAAGGCTCCGCAAGCGGAGTCTCCAGCCACGCGAGGATGGCGTCGAGCGCGGCGGATTGGCCTTCGCTGAGAGTGAGGTATTGGTTTGTCATTTGGAGTGCCTTTAGGTAGTTTGGCTGGGGGAACTCGGCGGTAATCGAAGTCAACGGTCAGCCGGTTCAACCCACAAATCTTCGGCGCTGTAAGCACTTTGGATTAGTTTAATGAAGTCTGTCAGACCGTATGTTTCTTCATGCGTCCCGCGTTGCGGGTATGCAATCGCTCTGGCGATGTTCTTGAAACGCAGCATGTCGGCATGTAGTTCCAGTATATCGGCTCTCGCATCTTCTAGGGCGAATTGCACTGCCGCTGCACTTTGGTTGTACGCCATAGCCTTCGGGTCGCAATTGGCCCATGTTTCAATTGACCTGCGCATATTGTTTTCCTGTATGTTTTTCTGGTATCAGCCTCAGCTTACCTTTCGCCGATAACCTTCCGGCGCGAATTTATTCCAGATTGTGAAGTCCGGGTCGACTTTCGACTGCATTTCTTGCAGTGCCCCTAGGCTCATGCGGCCACGTTGCCATACTGAATGATCGTCGCTGTACTCGAATGACCAGTCGTGCATGTGCAGCGCGGCGCAGTAATCGAAAAGGGGTTTGGAGTGGCGGTTCATGGTTCTTGATTCCTTGCGGCTTCAACTCGGGCGAGCCAGTTTGCGAGAAGTTCCGTCAGCAGTCTTTGCCAAGCCCCATGCGGGACTCGATCCTCCAGTTCGCTGTACAGGGCAAGGTCGACTCTGGCTACAAGATCCGGGGGGAGGGAAATTTCCTTAGTGACGGACGGAATGGCTTTCTTTGGGCGCGGCACGATAGTAGTCCTCAGGTTGTTGTTGCGGGGGATTGTTGACTGGTTTGCATGTGTCGCTGGCTTTGTCCCAGACCCGGGGCTGGGTGTAGCTGGCGCATTCGGCTTCCCGCTGGGCTTCATAGTCCATCTGCCCGACGAAGCCGAAAAGGGCGACGATCAGCGCGGCGGCTCCGATGCCGCCAGCGAGGCTGCCGTGGGTGTTAGATTTGGTCATCGTGGGGCTCTTCGTAGAATTGTTCCTGTTCGCTCGAATCGCCGTCGTCATCGGCGGACTGCTCGGTCGCGACAAGCTCCCTCCCGTCTTCCGTATAGGCATTGTTGAAGGTAAACCCGACATCCGCCATGCACTCAACGCAGAACGGCGTCGTTTGTTCCCTCACCATGACTTCGTTATCGAGGTCGGTTTTGATGATATCGGTTTTGAGCCAGCGTTGCGTCGTGGCGACGTGTCGGTGGACTTGGCGCTCCATCAGGCCGGTGAACAGATAGGTGTAGTCGCCGCACTTCGTGCAGCTCGACTCGATAAAGCACGCGACATTGGCGACAGGTTTGTAGAGATTCCTGGACTCCCATTCCCTCAGCCGGGCGAGGTCTTCTTCGCGTTCGCGGTCGCTGAGACCGCCTTTAACGAGGCGCTGGCGGGCGGCTTTTGCCTCCGCCTTGTCCTTGGCTTCGGCCTTGGCAGTGCCGAGAAGGTCATCGAGGTCCGGGATGGAACCGGAAGACTCGGTTATCAAGTCTTCCAGGTCAGGGAGGTCTGGGAGGTCTGGACCGGAAAGGTCCGGGTTGGTCGGCTTGACCATTTTGTCGTCTCCTGGGGCGATTCCGTCGCCTTAGCGGGTGTTAGGGGATTCCCTAATACTCCGGGTATTATGGCACAATAATACCCCGGGCACAACCCAGTTTTACCTCCGCGCCACCAAGAGAAAACCCCCAGCAGGGGAGACATTCCTGCTGGGGGTCCTCCCCGTCTTTCCGGGGTGTCAACAGGCCGGAGCCTGATTAAGCTTGCGTGCCGTCCAGACCGGCCAGCAGAGCGTCGGCATCAACCTTCGCGCCCTTCGCGGCCTTCTCGGCTTCCAGACGCTCGACGATCGGCTTAACGCGGGCCGACTGGCGCAGGGCCAGCTTCTCGGCTTGCGTCTTGTCCTTGAGGAAGGCTTTGACCTGCTCGACCGACTTGGCGCCGTTGTAGAGTTCCACCAGGGCGCGGATGAGGATGCTTGTACCGGCCAGGCCGTTGGCTTCCTTACGCTGATTCCACTCGCCATTGTACAGGCGGTCGATCAGCTCATCCATGGCCAGGACCGCATCATCGATATCAGCTTCCTTGCCGTCAGTGCCCTTCAGACCGGCAATCTCATCGCCCAGCTTCTGCTCGGCGCCGTGCGCGGCGAACTTCGCCATCAGATTGTCCGGAATCGTGAACAGTCGGGTTGCGCCATTGCGGAAGTCCAGGCGCACTTGGACCTTGCCCTCGTTATTCGTGAAGGATTCCTTGAGCAGCTTGCGCTTGCCGGGGAAGTCGACGATGCGACCATCTTCCATCTTCACCGATTCAATCTGGGGTTCGTTCTTCGTGGGGGCGGTCATACAGATTCTCCAAAATTGGGCGGGCAGTTTAGGTTTCGCGGTCGTCCAGGTACCCGCCCGGTCTACCCGGTTTCGACGCGATGGGGGTAGTTTGGTCGCCGGTCCGGTGGCTGTCAACCCCGTTTTGGAACTACTTGACTTTGCCTAGCCTGACTGCCCCTCCCCAACATCTTCGGCGAATTTCCGCAATAGGTCAGCCCGGTCCTCTTGCAAATCCTTCCTGGACGGGCCTTTGTAACACCGAATCTCGATGACCCGGCGGACCCTTGGCCAGTTACCAACAACAACACTTTCCTTCCTCACGCGAACTTGCGATTGAAACTCCCCTGCATCCGGCCTGATTGACTCCGCCCAGCTGAGATACTCGGGGTTCCGCACGGATCGCCGGAAGGCGCGGAACGATCGAGTCTCCGTCTTAACCCCTGCGTCAGACCAAAACTCCGCCACCTCAACCCATTCGTCGGGCTGGCGAAGGGCTTTTGCGAACCCCAGTTGCATCCAGACCGGGAACCTCCCCGGATAACGCTCTTTATCGCTCGGCATCGGTCAGTCTCGTGTGTTGTAAGGGTTACTCTTCGGCGCCAGTTCCGCCCCGGCTAGCCGCTTCACCAGGGCCTGTTCGATCCCTTCGGCCTCACTGGCGACCTCTCGCCTGGGGTCGAAGCCAATCTGCTGTGCCAACATCCCCAACACCCCCGCAGTCGCAACGGGCTGGATGTAGAGCTTACTGTCGTTTCGCTTGACCGAAATTGACAGCTTCGCGGCGGCCGCGGCCAGCTCCGGGTCGCTCGACGGCGCGTCCCGAAGTGGCCGGACTAGTTTATACAGCCGCATTTGATAATGCTTCGCGCTCGAGTATGTCCCGCACTCTAGCTCCAGCCCCTCCGGCTGGTCGGCGGCCTTCAGCCATACCGCGCGCAAAATTCGGTCGGTGTCGTTTGCTTGCATGTCGTTGAGTCTCCGGTTAGTCAGGCGGGATGTCCGGGTCTCCCCCAATCCCGCCCGTTGTATTTTCCCCACATCCCCCCAGCAGTCAACCAGCTCCACTCGATATCTTCGAAACCCAACGCGAGTTAGGGCGGGTTGGTTACTGGATAACCAGGGGATGTCGAGGGGATCGTTTACATATCACCCCCGCCCGTACCCTTCGCGGGAGGCTTAAAAAAAAAAAACGGGTTATTCCGAGTAAATAGATTAGCCCCGACTATCCCGCGAAAATCGACTAGCCTCGACTATCCCGCGAAAATCGACTCACCCACGAGAGGGTACGCGGGGGGGTGACAAACAAACGATCCCCTCGACATCGGCTGGCTGGGAAGTAGCTAGCGGACGTTAGGGAGTAGTTGGGGCGGGGGAGGGGCGGGGGAGGGGCGGGGGCGGCACGCCGGGAGATGGGGGATGGAGGTCGAGGGCGGCACGCCCAGGGAGCGAGGCGGCATCCCCGCCCCGGGCGTTACCCGGCCATAACACCCCGGGCGGATAGAACGGCCTACACGGCGTCGGGAGGACGGGCTGGTAGGGTAGCCGCACCCCGCCCCCGTTCGGGCCGTGGCGGGGTCATTCCGGCCCGGGAATCGGCATCGGCGGCGGCATGCCGATTCCCCGCCCCGGATGCACGAAAAAAACCCCCGGGGATTACTCCGCCGGGGGCTGGGTTAGGGGGACAGGCTAGGACTTACTCGTCGGTATCCTCGTCGCCCTGGTCGTCGTCGTCGCCCTGGTTGCCCTGGTTGCCGTCGCCCTGGTCGTCCGTGTCGCCCTCCAGCTTATCCAGAAGGGCATCCCCGTTGATCTTGCCGACCTTTGCCGCGTCGCGCTCGGCCCGGATGTCGGCGATAATCGGGGCGACCCGGGAGGATGCGCGAAGCGCGGCCTGTTCGGCATCGGTCATCTTCTCCAGGAATGCCCGAATCTCGTCAGGCGACTTCTTGCCAGCGTACAACCGGACGAGAGCCGCGAACAGCAAACCCCCGTTCGCACCGCCGCTACCCTCGCGGCGCTTGCTCCACTCCCCGGACAGCAGCCGCGTATACACCTCCCGCACAGCATTATACTTGTCCTCCACCGTCGCCGAACGGCCCGTTTCGGGGTTGCGGCTGATCGCGGCGGCGTCCACAAGCTTTTGCTTCAACCCGTGCAGCAGGGCCTGACCGCGAACCTCTTCCGATAGCAGCGTCGGGGACAGGCGAATCTCCCGCCCGTCCGCGAAGGTCAATGTCAACACACCCTCGCTGATCGCGGCGTCAATCGTCGGGGTCCGGGTCGTCTTGGTCGTCTTGGTCATCTCGTGTCCTCGTTGTGACATCGGGCAAAATCGCCCCCAATAGGCCCGGGATGTCCAGGCCCATGACGGGGAGACTCAACCCGCCAATGCCGCGCGAAGGAAGAATCGAGCCTCCCATGCAGGAAGCTTTTTGTAGTAGTAGGCCACTGCCCAGCGTAGCCCATGCGTGGCGATCGTATCGCGCACCATTTCCGTAAACGTCCAGTCAGGCATTCCACGTGTCGTTGTCATGTCGTCATCCTCATTGTGATGCCGGGCAGGCTTGCTCCGGTGAAGTGACTATCGTGCATCGCAGCTGGCCCGTCAACTACCATTACACATTGTTACGACTGTGACAGCCAGCCGCCGCGTGTCATAGTTGTAACCGGCCTTGTGTCATAGTTGTAACCGCTCGATGCCGGGCGCGCAGCGAATGCGGCAACGCGCTGGGGCCGACCCCCGCCGGTCTTGCGGCAGCGGGGGGTGGTCTGTCGGGGCAGTTTATGGCCATTCCCTCCCCACTCCCCACGGCCAATTTCCTGCTTTCCAGCTTCCAATCCCCTATCTCCGGCGCCGCTATTCAGCTTCCAATCCCCGATTCCCGGTTTCCACCCCTCCCCGGCTGCGATTGGGGCCCGACACGCTGATGGGAAGGTGGTCGGCGAAAAATCCGGGGGGTTATGGGCGGATAATGGCCGGGGTATTTCGAGTTTACTGGGTGTAACCCGGACTAGCGACCTGAGGTATTGCCCTCCCCGAACCAGTCTGCCAAACTGCCGCGCATGAACACCCAAGTGCATACCCATTCCGCGCCCCTTCAGGGGACCGCATCCGCCGCGACTGCGGTGGCACGGGTGAACTACACCCATGATGCGATGATCGACCTGATTATCGCCCATCCGAATATCAGCCAAAACGAGCTTGCAAAGCACTTTGGCTACTCGGTCGGCTGGGTTAGTCGGGTACGGAACTCCGATGCATTCCTGGCGCGGTTGGCCGAGCGGAAAGGTGACATTGTTGACCCCGCATTGACGTTATCAGTGGAGGAAAAGCTCCGCACGATCGTTGATAAGTCGGCGGAAATCCTCATGGAGAAGCTGGATCAGACAAAATCCGCCGATATGGCCCTAAAAGCCCTTGATTTGGCGGGTAAGTTGGCTGGGTACGGCGCCCGAAACAACGGTCCTGTGGTTCAAAATAACTTCGTCGTGGCTCTCCCGCAGAAAGCTCAGTCGGAATCCGGCTGGGCCGCACAGCATGGACCACAAACTGTCATCGACATGCAGGAAAAGGCCGCGTAATGGATACTGTTGCAGCAACTCCGAGAAACAAACTACTCGGTATGGTCGCCGATGCACTGCTTGCAGCGAATGATTACGCAGAAAAACCGGATCCTGTGATGCCGATGGGGCTGGCAAACGCACCGCTGGCCCTGGCGAGCCGGTTTTTGGGCCTTGGCGGACTGGCCCGGACGGCGAACCGCCTCAGTTACGGCCAACGAGTCACGAATCTCGGTGTGGCCAATGTCCCGCTGCTCCCGGACGATACCGCAGATGCCATAATGGCGTTGATTCCGGCAGCCCCAATAGTCGGCAAGCTGGCAAAGGGCGCGAAAGCTGTTACTAAGGCACTTATCGAGGCGGCAACGACAGCCCCAGTCGGTAAATCCGCGCAACTTGGCGCGATTCGCGTCGGGGGAGACCCGACTCTCATGCCGAGCCACAACACAAACGTGGAGAATCTCGCCAAAACACTGAATAACGGGACGATGGAGCTGTACTCCCCCAGCATCGGCATCAAGCGGAACGGTCTGATGACTGATTTTGCGGCTGATGGTGCACCAGTTGACCTTATCCCGAAGGTCGGCGCTTACGACCCGCAGAGCTCGGCCAGTACTCTATTCAACAGGGACGCTTACACCCCACGCTGGAAGAGCTACTCAGGCAGGAACACAAAGACAGTATCCCAGCAAATGGCGGAGACCGGCGGCACTGTCAGCCAGGCTTCTGAGGCGGCTGCTGCCAGACTCGGCGATCGGATGGTGAATACCGTAGACCCGGAAACCGTTGAGGCACTAAAAGGCGCTGAAGGCGATGCAGCATCTATCATCGACGATAAACTAGGAAGAATTTTGTGGGCACTTGGCGGAGGTGATCAAAATCTCCCCCAAGCTGTTGCTATCGCGGACTCTCCGGCATTCCGCAGCTTCGAGCACTATGAAAACAGCCCGCTCGGGGCAAACTTGCTTAAGAAAAGTCCCGATTATCACTGGTACGCTCACTTAGCCCGGACAGGCGCCTTCCAATGGCCGCTTTCAAAGATCGAGCCGGAGTCCATGCATACAATTATGCGGGCTGCGACAGCGCCAAACCTCAACACTACGGATTTGGCGCGGAGTGGGGTAGAGAGTGCTATCAGTAAGCTTGCTAACACGGACCAAGGTCTAGCAGCCGCGCTCACTGAGTTACCCTCCTCCCAGCTAGTCGATGAGGCTATTGACTCCGGCCGGCGACTGCGTCAAACCTACCGCCAAGCGCCTAGTGGGTATGCTGAACTCAAGGTCCACGGCCCGACCCCGGTCACGCAGGAGAACTGGGCTGGCGCAGTTATGCAGCCAATCACTCCCTCCACCCCCTATAATGAGAAAACGGAGGAGGTCATCCGGGCCCTCTCGGACGCGGGGATACCTATGGCCACTCCGCTGGATGTCTACAAAAATCTGCCGCTCAATCACCCGATGCACCCACTTCAGACCGGTAACTACTCTTACAACCCCGCCTTTGAGCTGGCTGATATCTTCCAAAAACAGGCCGGAGCTGCCCGCAAGCAGCCCATTGGGGCACAATGAACCCGATTACACAGACCCAAACCGTCATCTGGCAGCCGCAACCAGGGCCTCAAACGGCCTTGATTGCCTGCCCTGTTTTCGAGGTCTTTTTCGGCGGCGCGCGGGGCGGCGGAAAGACGGAATCCTCCATCGGCGACTGGCTGGACCACAGCAATACCTACGGCGAAGCCGCAATTGGTATCTTCGTCCGCCGGAAACTGACCCAGCTTGCGGAAGTCATCGCCCGGACCAAGCAGCTATTCCCCAAGCTCGGCGCAAAGTATCATGAGCAGTCCAAAACCTGGACAATGGCGAATGGTGCGCGACTGAAATTCGTCTACCTGGAGAAAGACAGTGATGCGGAGGAATACCAGGGTCACAACTACACCCGCGTTTACGTCGAGGAAGTTACAAACTTCCCATCCCCCAGTCCAATCAACCTTCTCCGTGCTACTCTACGCAGCACTGCTGGTGTCCCTGTTGGCATGCGGCTTACCGGCAACCCCGGAGGCCCGGGGCACAACTGGGTCAAGGCCCGGTACATCGACCCCTGCCCCACTGGATTCAAAATCATCACCGAGTCGGAGCAGCTTGTCCTTGATGGAGTCTCCCAGACCATCCAGCTCTCCAGGGTATTCATCCCGAGTAAGCTCACTGACAACCGACTACTCCTTGAAGCCGACCCGACATATGTTCTCCGGCTCCGTCAGTCTGGTAGCGCCGCCCTCGTTAAGGCTTGGCTCGAAGGCAACTGGAACATCGTTGACGGCGCCTTTTTCGACGAATGGGACCCAGAAAAGCATGTCCTCGACACTGAGTACTGGCTCCCCCGAATCCCCAGAGACAGCAAGCGGTTCAAATCCTTCGACTGGGGTTCCGCAAAGCCCTTTTCCTGCGGCTGGTGGGTCGTCTCAGACGGAAGCTGGGGCCTCCCTAAGGGGGCGCTAGTCCGCTACCGCGAGTGGTACGGCAGTAAAGGCCCAAATGTAGGTTTGAAGATGCAGGTCCCAGAGGTCGCGAAGGGCATCAAACTTCGCGACGCGGAAGTCACACCAAGCGGCTATGCTCTCCCTGCTCGGACCGGTTTCGCCGACCCCAGTATCTTCATCACCAATGGTGGGCCCAGCATCGGGGAGACCTTCGCTATCCACGGGGTTCCCTGGGCGCGGGCTGACAACAAGCGCCATGCCGGCGCCGAGCAGGTACGGATGCGCCTGTGCGGTGAAGATGGCAAGCCCATGCTTTATGTCTTCGACTGCTGCGTCGATACCGTCCGAACCCTCCCTGTCTTGCAGCACGACGACAAAGATTCCGAGGATGTGGACACTGAGGCCGAGGATCACGCTTACGATGACTTGCGTTACGCATGCATGTCCAGGCCCTATGTACCTCGCAAGCCTGCCCCCGAAGGCTTCGGCTTGCCAAAGCTTCCGGGCCAACACACAATCAACGAACTTGTCGAGCAGCTGCGCCGGAAACGCCTCGCTGCTACTGTCTAAGGAACGTCCATGAATACGATTACCGCAGCCGCAGCTGAAGCCGACGGCGCAAAACCCACAGCCGATGCGGAAGAGCTTTCCCTAGACTACTGGAAGAATGAAATCCAGGCGGCCGCCGAGCGGGAGGAAGGCTACCGCAAAGACGCTGTCAATGTCATCGAAATTTACGAAGGCATCCGCAAGGAAACAGAGCAGTACAATATCCTGTACAGCAATGTCGATACCATGCAGCCAGCGCTGTACAACAGTACCCCGCGCCCGGTAGTCACCCGGCGCTTCAAGGGCGACGATGACCTTCTGGCAAAGTGCTCCGCCAACCTCATGCAGCGGTTGTTGACCTACCTACTGCAAAACGAAGAGCCTGGCTACGCCACTTTCGATGAGCTGATGAGTGACAGTACTCTATCGGCGTTGCTGGTCAGTCGCGGGCTTGTCCGGTTCAAGTACCATGCGGAATTGGCCAAGGCTGAAAGCGGGGAAGCGCAGGAACCCGTCGAGAGTGGCGAAGAACCCGGCGCCCAGGAAACCGACTCCGAAGGCGCTGCCCCGGAGGAAATCACTTACGAATGTGTGTATGGTGAGCAGGTTCCCTGGAACAACTTCCTCCACGGTTATGCCAAGTACTGGAAAGACGTCCCTTGGGTTGGATTCATCCATCTGATGACGATGGAAGAGTTCAAGGAGCAATTCCCCGACGCCAAAGTTGACATGGAGAAACTGCGAAGCGCTTACGGCTCTTCGGATACGTCCGATAGAACTGTCAATGACGCTGGTAAGCCCGACGGGACCGGAGCTATCGAAGCCAGGGAAGTCCGCAATCTCAGCCTTATCCCTGTCTACGAACTGTGGCACAAGGGGCAGGGAAAGGTCTATTTCTACTCCGAATTTTCCGCTCAGTACCTCAAGGATCCTGTCGAAGATCCGCTGCAACTCCGCGGTTTCTTCCCCTGCCCCCGCCCGCTGAACTTCATGCAGCGGCTGTCGACGCTTGTCCCGACACTGCTTTACACGATGTATCAGAAGCAGTCGGAGGAGCTGAACCGCATCACCGTCCGCATCCAGAAGCTCATTGTTGCCTGCAAGCTGCGTGGCGCCTACGACTCCACAGTCGATGAGATGGCGAAAATCCTGGAAGCCGAAGACAACGCAATGATCGCCCTGCAGGATTCCGCGGTCCTGTACTCCCAAAACGGGTCCATCGACCGCGCAATCTGGCTCATGCCGATTAAGGATATTGTCCCGGTCCTGCAACAACTCTACACCCAGCGCCAGCAGATTAAGCAAATCATTTTTGAAATCACCGGCCTGGCCGATATCATGCGTGGATCGACGCAGGCATCGGAAACGCTGGGCGCGCAGGAAATCAAGAACCAATGGGGCACTCTCCGACTGAAAAGGAGCCAGAAACTCGTCCAGCGTTACGTGCGTGATTGCCTGCAGTTGCTTGGTGAGCTGGCTGTTACGAAACTTCAGCCCGAGCGCATCCGGGCAATGACGCAAAGCGACCTGCCGAGCGAGCAAGACAAGCAGATTGCGCAGATGCAGCTGCAACAACAGCAACAGGCGGCCGCAATGCAGCCACAAGTGCCCGGCCAGCCGCCCGTACAGCCGCCCGAGCCCGACCCGAATGTCATGGCAATGCTGCAGATGCCTAGCTTCGAGCAGTGCCTTCAAACCCTCAAGGATGACCTCACACGCAGCTACAAAATCGACATCGAGACAAACTCGACGATCGACGATGAAGCCACGGAGGACAAGCAAGACATCACGGATGCCTTGACTGCACTCGGCCAGACCCTGCAATCAGTCGGCCCATTGGTCCAGCAGCAGATCCTCCCCTTCGAAGCGGCTAAGGCGCTCATGCTTACCGTCTGCCGGAAGTTCAAATTCGGCACGGAAATTGAAGATCAGATTAATGCCATGAAAGCGCCGCCACCCCCGCAACCTGAAGGCTCCGGCGGTGCGCCGAGCGGTCCTCCGCCGGAGCAAGTTGCAGCGGAATCACAGGCGGCGATTGCCAAAGCGAACGCTGACATGCAGAAAATCCAGATGCAAATGCAGGCTGACGCTAGGGAACATGAATTCCGAATGGAAGAGCTGCAAATGCAGCGGGAACTTAATGCCGCCAAGCACGCTGCTGCAATGCAGCAAGCCATGACGCCAAAGCCCGCCCCCGCTGCACCAGCCCCGCGCGCCTCTAAGAAAGGTCCCTGACATGCCGACTTACGTCTACAAGTGCCCTGTCTGTGCGGCCAAACGTGATATCGTCAAAAAGGTTGCCGAACTCGATCGCGTAGAGCACTGCCTCAAGTGCTCTTTTGCCATGAACCGGCAGCTTGTTGCCCCAATGGTCCGCCCGGATTACGCTGGCTATACCTGCCCGATAACCGGTGACTGGATCGAGGGCCGCGCCGCGCACGAAGCCAATCTCCGTAAGCACGGCTGCCGAGTCCTTGAAGATGGCGAGCGGCAGGAGGCTGAGAAGGTCGCCAAAGCGCGTGATGAAGCCTTCCTGGAATCTGTAGGGGAAACAGCAGCGCGGTTTGTCGCCCAACTTCCCCCGAGCAAGCAAGAACAGCTTGCAAAAGAACTCGATGCTGGCGCTGGGATAAGTGTCGAGCGCGCAACCCCCACTATCACTTAAGGAACATTACATGACTGAGGAACTTGAAACTTCCCCCGCCAGCTCAACTGGCGATTTTGATATGGCTGGCGCGGTCAGCGAGATCGCGTCCGGCCTGGGTCTTGGAGTTGGAAATGCTGCTCACGATGACGATGGCCCTTCTGACGCTGCTAACTCTCCCGCCGCTGATGGCAACTTGGACGCTACTTCGCAGGCGCAGGACGGTTCGCAATCTGAAGCGACTTCTAGCAGCAAACCGGGCGAGGGGGATAAGGCTGACTCACCTACGACGCCGCCTGCGCCAGCGACTGCCGATTTGACGCAGGCGCCAAAAACCTGGCGCAAGGAAGTCGCTGCCGCCTGGTCTACCCTGCCCGAAGCCGTTCGCGCTGAAATCCACAAGCGCGAGCAGGACATGTACACCGGCATTGAGCAGTACAAGGAAGGCGCTAACTTCGCCTGGCAAGTTCACGGACTCTTCAAGCCATACGAGCATGTCATGCAGCAGCTTGGTATCGGCCCGGAGCAAATCCTGCCCGGCTTGGTTCAGGCCCACGGCACATTGTCCCTTGGCTCAGAGGATCAAAAGCTGTCCCTTCTCGGCCAACTGATCAAGGACTACGCCATTCCTGTCCCTAAGCTGCTCGCCCAGCTCACCGGGGGCGCGCTGGACAATGTCGAACCATTCGTGGACCCCGAAGTTAAATCCTTGCGTGAAAAACTCGCTGCCGTAGAATCCCGTTTGACCGCGCAAGATCGGTATGCGGCGCAGGCCAAACAGGCCGAAATCCGCAAAACCGTCGAAGCGTTCGCCAGCGACCCGAAAAACGTTTACTTCGCAGAACTCGCCGATGACATCGCCGCGCTTCTGCGAAGTGGCGTCGTTAAAGACATCGGGGCAGCCTACGAAAAGGCCATGTGGGCGAACCCTGTCACGCGGGAGAAAGAGCAAGCTCGGCGTGCTGCTGAAGCTGAGTCGGAACGGACTCGCAAAGCGGCCGAAGCTGCGGCCAAAGCCAAAAAGGCGATGGGCGCAAACGTCCGAACCACTGTGAGAAGCGGTAGCCCGACGGCGCCGAAGTCCAGCAGTCTCGACGAAACCCTGGAAAAGACCTACGCCGCGATCATGGGCAGGTCTAACTGAACGTCAACTGACAAGGAGCTATCATGCCGTCCCCCAACTCGGTATTCACTGAACTGGTCACTACGACCTTCCGCAATCACGGCAAAGAGTTCAAGGACAATATGTCCAAGAACAATGCCCTGCTACGCCGCATTTACGACAAGGGTAATGTTCGCCGTGAAGACGGCGGTCTGTCCATCGTCTGCCCCCTGGACTACGCGAATAACGCGACCTATCAGCGCTATTCCGGCTTCGACGTGCTGAACGTCGGCGCCAGCGATGTCCTGTCGGCGGCCGAGTACCAATGGCGCCAGATTGCGATCAACGTGGTCGCGTCGGGCCTGGAACTTCGCACAAACAGTGGCGGTTCTCGCATCATCAACCTGGTGAAGTCGCGCATGAAGAACGCCATGCGCACGTTCAAAAATAACTTCTCCGCCGATATGTACTCGGATGGCACGCTGCCGAACCAAATCGGCGGTTTGCAGGTTCTTGTCTCCGATACCGGCACTGGTACTGTTGGCGGTATCGACTCTTCGACCTGGAATTTCTGGCGTAACCAGGTCCAGTCCGCGGCGGCCCCCATTCAGGGTGGCGGTGCGATTGTACCTTCCGGCACTACGATGGAATCGCTCATGCTGCCGCTGTGGTTGAGCCTGATCCGTGGTGACGACCAGCCTGACCTGATCGTCGCGTCTAACGACT